TGTAATACATCTGTATATTTTAAATATCCGTTAAATAATAAATAATTTTCTGAATTAACAGATTGTACTATTTGCGTGTCCCCGTTTGCGTCAACATATTGTGTTTTAAATTGTATTGCTAACCACCTTACAGAATTTGTGTTTCTACTGTATTTATCTACTAAATGTAAAGAAAATGGCTTTGTTGTACTATCAATACCTTTATATGTAGTTGTACCACTATTTTCTGTACTTGCTGTATTATCTGCACTTACATAGTTTTCTACAACTGCTCTTAAATCAAATATACCTACACCTGCTCCATTTGGAGTTGTTTTAAATGTACCCACTAAATCTGTTGTTGTACTTAAATTAGGCGGGTTTGAACTACTGATATGTACTTCAGCTATAAACTTCACTTTAATTTGATTTGCAACTATTGTGTCATTAGATACTGTAAATATAACATCTTGTCCTACAGGAAGTTGAGTAAATAATGGTTTCTGTTCTATTATTGTCATTTTGTAGTTGTGTTTGTTCCTACTTCTGCTCCTGTTTTAGTTTCAAAAGTATTGACTATATCTTGTTTTATTATTTTTAATATTTTAGGCCCGAATTCTTTTAAACCTAATTTTAATGGTTTTTGAAAGAATGCTATACCTTGTATTCCTTTGTACCCTATACTTCTAGCAATTAAAAAGGTTATTGTCTTTCTTGACATAAACCTTCCTTTTTCATCTCTTGGTGCTATTCCTTTTCTTACTACCCATTTATCCAACGCACTGCTTGGTGGTTGTGAATGTCCTGCTGTAGGTCTATAACTATAAGGTGTATTTATTCTTTTACCTCTATAATTTACAAAAGTTCTTTTGACTTTAGTACCCGAAACACCTTTGTCAACATAAGTACCGTAATCGAGCATAGAAAATTCAACTGTAAAGTCTAATCCTTTTTGTATTACATTAAACTTTATAGACTCAGCAAGTCTTGTTTTTCCATCTCTTTTTTTTCTTCCTATTCCTGCCTTAGCTCTATTAACTACTTGTTTGCCAAAACTGTTTAAGAATTTAGAAAGGTTTTTATCAAAAGTACCTTCGTCAGTTGCCATTATACAGTTGCTACAAATATTTCTACTTCAACTGCATTTGACGCAGTAGGTCTTACTTCTATTTTAGAAATGTCAGTCAATGCACCGTATGAAGGTACAGCATCCGCTTCAGCTAATAACACATCATCTGCTCTTGCTATAATATGAGAATTTCCTGCTGGTATTAACATAGAATAGTTAGAAGCTGCTGCTGCTACTCCTATTTCAATATCATAAGTATCTGATAAATTAGATACCCTGATATATCTTACATTCTCTTTGTCTATTGCTCCTGCACTATCATACACGTTTGAAGAAAAAGTTGCTATTGTAGTAGTTGCACCATTAGGACAAGTAATAATTCTTTCAAACACATTATTTATACCTGTAGTGGTAAGTGTGTTTGTAGAACCTCTTACTGCTCCATTAAGGACTACATTTTCTGTAATTGTTGTTGTTAAGTCTGCCATAATTATTTATTATCTATTTGTTTTAATTTATTAATTGCCCAATTTACACCGCTAGAACCACCCCAAGCATCCCACATTAGTCCTCCACAACCTTCACTATAAGGTACGTCTTTATTTTGTTGATGTCTTTTAAATGATGCCATACGTGCTATTGTATCTCTGCTTATTGGTTTTCTATCAGCTAATTGTCTTGCTCTTGTCCAGCCAACCCTAGTACCGCAATCACTACCGTTCTCTTCTTTATATTTGATTGCTCTTTTAGCATTGTTTGTAGCTGCTTGAGGATAATCTGTATAACTTTGTAAGTTAATACTTATTTCTTCTAGCTTTTCTAATATGTCATCGTAATTCATAGATGTATTGTGATTTTAAAAAACCCTATTGTTATTTTATATTTTCCTATTTTAAATTTCATCAGTACCCAGCTCCTGCGTCTGTTGCAGGTATTAAACAAGTGTCAAAGTCATTCTGCACTGTTATTGTTATTGTAAAAACCCAACCACAGCAAAGATTGTCAAATCTTTCACTAAATGGTTCTATAGTAAATTGACCTTCTGCAAAGTATAACGGAAAGTTAATATCGTTTACTCCTTCTAATGATTGTCTTGAACTGTGCCTTAACATTCCTATAAAGTCAGTTGTAATATTTAAACACTGATTAAATACTTCTTGTTCATTACTTTTTCTATCTACAAGTTTAGTAAGGTTAGCGTGTTGCTTAGTTTGCCAATCTGACTTTTCACTAACCATATCCATTACAAAGATTTGAAAGCTTAAATCTAATTGACTATCACCTGTAG